CTCAAGACCCTCTGACCAGCGTGAAACAACTGGTCGTCCTAGTCTAGGCTTTCTCAGATAGCCTCGTACGGGTTCAAATCCGCGCGAGAACGTATCATCCTCTAAGGGATGTTCTGATTGGCCTCGACGAGCCAGCCATGCAAGGTAAACAGACAAGGTAGTCCGTTGTTCCTTCACGGGCTTGGAAGCCACGTGACGCACGGCATAACCCTCCAATCCATCAGTGGCAGGCCGACATTTCGTTTCCTCTTCGGAAACGATAAGGCCAGTCATACCAAAATGCGATGGCACTGTTACGTTCCAAGGACTCGGAACCTCTTTTGCAAGAGACTCCCACAAGGAACGATAGAATGCGTCGCACGTCGTACGGTTTTTAGCCGCATAGACTCTGACGGAATTGGCCGCGTATAAGGCGTAAGGAATTGGATTCTCACGACCTTTTCGCAGATAAAAGGGCCTGACGTCGACTCCTTGGAAGAAGTCGGCACCACAGCTCTCGAAGAAGCTTCCTGCCAAGAAGCTCTTCTCACCGTTAACTTTGAAGCCTAGGTACTCCAAAGCTTCGATCACCTGGCCGGCATACCGTTGAGGGACAATGAGGTCATCCCCATACGCATGCACGAAACACCAGTCATCCACGGGAACAATTGCACGACACAAGCAGAGAAAAAGGAGCGTCTCTAGCTCGAACGTGTACCCATTACCCATAGAGGAGAACTTCTCCAGAGCAACCCACTTCTCGCCTATGAAGGTCGATTGTGAGCGTCCTAGCGCTAAGAGATGATACCACTCGCGTGGCAACACTCTTCGCACCAGTACTTCGCTAACGGAATCCGATGCCTGCTTAAGATCAAGGGTGGCTAACCCCCAATCTTCAGCTTTTTCGGCAAAGGCCCTGTTAACGTCAGCCTGGTAGTTCAGATCGATCCCACTTGCGCGTAGACGTCGCCGTAGTACAGCACCTACACCAAGCTGATACCAAATGTTCAGCGAAGGTTCAATGCATATACCACGGTCTGTTTTCGCGTTCTTAGGAACGGTAGTAAATCGGTTACCGTCCACAACTTGGAAAGGTTTCCGGTGCAGTGTATGCCACCGTTCCCCCATCAGCTGTTTTACAAACGGCACCAACGTGTGGGTCAGATGCTGTGAAGCATCTAGTTTTCGCGACGGGGTACTCCCACGTCCCGGCAGAGCAGTCGTTGCACCCGGACCTAAACGAAAAAGGTGCGGGAGGTCATCCAGGTACGGACCCAGACTTCCAAGGGTTCTAGCCACCTCATGTCGAAACCGGGAAAACCACGGAGGGTCATTCTCGGCTAGCAATCGGTGGTTCGTTTCCCAGCAACGTTTTTCCGACTCGTAGAACGCGTCGGTAGCTACTTGAACCCGATCAACACCTACAGGGAGAGTCGAACTCTTTTTCAGAACCTCAGACGCCAGGTAAGCCTTCGCAAAATCGCTAGGGCTCTGGTAAGACTGTGGATTTATCTGATGAGAGATAACCTCTAAGTAATCGGCACTTTGAATTGCAAGATGCAATCCAAGGGCCGTGGCGTTGTCGAGCGTCTCAAATAGCCGCTCTGCTATATCGAGCTCCTCGCGAGCGCGAACAATGGGCGTGCTTAAAGCATTGCTCATGGCTTTCTCCTAGGGATAGAGAGAAGATCACGAATGTCGGGTTATCCACCGCCATAGCCTGTCGAGGAGTCTGTATGTATGAAAGCATACAAGACGCCAGCGAGCTGGGCAGCGACACGACCGACAGGGCGACTCTTCGTCGCCTCTCACCATTGGGGCTTCCGGAGGTAGTAGTCCTTGATGACCGTATTGGCCATCAAATTCTGGACATACGCCGCAAGATGCTCCCGTTGGGCATTCGTAGCCTGGGACGGAATGATAACGTCCAGGTTGGCCCTAAGAGTATAGGCCACGGAGGTGATGTCGTCGACAGTCTGCTCCACCGGGTAGGTGAAACGGATGGTGACTCGATCAGTGCTCCTGTTCGCACTCGCCAAACTCAACCCGGTGGTAAAAGACAGCTGACCCGGAGGGGTCAGTGCCTCACCGTGCTCTTCATGGATAGTCAGAGCCGGGGCCACCTGGATGGGCTCGAAGGTGTGGTTGGCAGGTGTCTTGTCTGCCAGAACGATGTTAGCGGCTGATGCCACGGTGATTTCCTCTGTAAGGGGTAGAAAGAAATAGCATGGTTACCGTCTACGGAGCGTTCGCTTCGTAGCCATCGGAAGGTCACATTGCTGCCTCTTCAGGCGACAAAGGACTGACGACATAATCGCCAGACGCATGATCGTTGGATGGGGTTTCCACACTGGTCTTGGAGGGAACGGAACGGTAGAATAAGCCGTCCGAACATAACTTCGATCCTTTCGCTTGCCGGCCGAGAGATGGATCTCGATGGCCGGATTGCTGGGGTTATGGAAGTTAGTTCCCTCGTAGATCACCTTATTGGAGACAGTCCCTACTACGCTCTTATAGCCCCGAAGGGCATCGAGCGAACACAGCCAGTCACCGATTCCTACAAAGTAATCGATGGCCCAGCTGAAAGGGATAACTTCCCACGCCAACTCCCAGGGGGAGCCAAGCGTGAGACGCTGTTCGGACACACGGAGTTGCCCGTAAAAGACAGCGTTAAGTCTCCTGTCCCAGGTGCCGGCGTTGGTCTCGGTGCCAACCGTAGACTCGCCAGAAACCCTCTCGCTAACGCCCCACCGTACACGACGTATGATAGGCTCTGTCAGCGCATCATTCAAGATGCGTGCTGCGTCGCCGATCTGATCGATCAGGGGATTGATCACGAAAGAGGGAATTACAACAGCGGAAGCAACATCGGATGGTTTGGGACGAATCCTAAACTTTCTAAGGTTGCGATACTGTTGCCACCACTTGTGTAGCGTCTTCATCCCACGACGGGCGAGGTTCGCGGTTGCTTCCAACTCGTAGACGGATTCGGCGATGTTAGTCGCCCCGCTTTCGAGCTTTTGGCGGATACCGAGTTCCCAACCCGTTAAGGGAGCTGTGGGCTGCGGGATAGCAAGCCCAGGCAGGACGCGGAAGTAATCCCAGGACTCACGCCAACCACTCACCCCATCGAGGGGGCAGGACCACGGAACGTTTGACCGCCGGTATTTATATACCCGGGCAGTGCGTTTCGTTTCCAGGCCTCTTACGAGACCGGTTGGAGAAAGAACCGGGTGCTCCGGTTTTACACGATGGGAAACCACAAAGGTGGGGATTGACTCATAGGCAACGATACGGGAGCCCTTTGTCACAACTGTACTTGAGCCTGAAGGGCAAATAGTAACAGTTTCAGTGACCGGGACCGTAGCGTAAAGATAGCCCATGGCATCCTCGTTAAGTGGTTGTGATCTTGCACCTATAACGCTGCCTCGCAGCGTGCGTCAGGAAGATGCAGAAAGCGCCAGCTCCTACCAGCAGGAATCGGGGTTACACCGACATCATTGGTTAAG